GTACAGAGTTCTATCTCCAATGATAGGATCTTCTTTAATTGCATCACCAAAGAGATGGTTTTCCATTGGGGTTCTCTGTATCCAGCGAAAGGATTCACAATTGCTGTGCCCTGTGGCAGTTCAAATGTTGAGGGCATTGAATCATATAATACATTGCCACCATCAAAATTGTATCATGCTGTTCAAAACCCATTTTTGCCATCAAAAATTCAGGGTGAAATAGCACCTGTTGTCAAAGTGCCAGCCAGAATTGTTAATGACAATGATCATGGTGTTCAATCATTTAAGCGAGCTATTGCACAGTATAAGCCACACAAGGACTTTGACTTTAGTCTTGAGGTGGTCTACGAAGATGTTAAGCAGATGTTTGTGGAGGCGGAAACAGACTTGGAATTCAAGAGCAAACGCTCTGATAGAGAGGCTGTCACTGGAATTGAAGGAAAGGTAAAACATATTGATATGAACACAAGTGCAGGCATCCCTTGGGCATTAAGCAAGGATCTTAAAGAAAAGAAGAAGTTATTGATTCATGATGAAGATAATAATTTCTTAGGTTATGAGCCAACATTTGCAGAACATCTGCGAAGGGAGATGCAGATGATGGAAGACAAAATCACAGTTCCAACAGTTTTCCAGATATCCCATAAGCCAGAATTACTGGCGAATCCAGAAAAAGTCCGCATAATTCAAGGATCACCATTGACATACACAGTGCACATGAGGCAATATTTCATGGATTTCAATTATGCTTTTCAATATGATCGAGAAAATTTGGAGCATCGCATAGGAATGAATGTCTATGGAACAGAATGGGACGCGATGGCACGTAGGCTACTCAGGAAAGGAAGTAAAATTCTAGTTGGTGATTATTCCAAATTTGGACCACGCCTCTATACACCATTCGTTGAGAAGAGTTATGAGATAATGAGGGAGTGGTATAATGCACGTGGAGGTTCGAAAGAAGATGATGCCATTCGAGAACAACTCTCGATTCGTGCTGTTGATAATTACAACATGGCATATAAAGAGCTTTTTAAATTAAAGTGTGGAAGTCCATCTGGAGCTATAAATACGGCTATTATTAATTCAATGTGCAACACCATGTATTTTAGAACAGCATGGCTTGGGATTATGAAAGAGAGTAAGCCAGAGTGGGCAACGATGCACGCTTTTAAAGAAAACGTGGAACTCATTGTTTATGGAGATGATGTCATAGCATCAATCACGGATGAGGCTATAGAGTATTTCGACAATCGCAAAATCCATGAGTTTTTCGCCAAATATGACATTAAATATACAGACATCATTAAGGATGGCGAGATACGCCCATATTGTTCAATTCATGAGGCCACATTCTTGCAAGAGGGATTTCATTTGTTTGAGGACACAACAGCATTAGGAGGATTATGGATTTCAAAGCCAGTTGAAGAGAACATCAAAAACATCATTAATTGGATTAGAAAACCAAAAGGAATTTCAATTATTGAAGCAAAAGAAAAAGAGGAGATCTTGGCTCTCAAGGTCAACTGTGAAACTGCAATACGTTTGCATTGGTTTCTAGGGAGAGACAAGTTCGAAGAATTCCAAACATTAGTTCGTCGAAAGATCAAGGAACGATTTGGAAGAAAATTCATGCCAACCTATTACACATTCGTAGGGCTACAGCAGGAGCTTGGCATTCCAGAAGACAAAATGAATGAAGATGTTAGAGCCAACATTATTGGGGCGACTAACAGCGTGTGTGGGCCTGCTCAGTTAACTGCACACGTATTTTACGAAAATGAAAATCGGTTGGCAGCGTTGGTTGAAAGCTGCCGTAAAATACCAATTTAAAAGGACTCACTTGTTGAGAGCGAAATATAACAAGATAGCACCCGGACAATTTAGAATAGATTGATGAAACGCGGCGCGCGAGTCTCTAAGTATAGACACC